CCTCAAAATTTGCCGGTCTGTGCGCTAAAATGGCGCTAGTCTAATAAATGGCAGAAAGAAGTTCCGGCAATGGAGATGGATGATGACCTATTTACTGATAGTGACCTCGACGATCTCGATGATATTGTTGATCTGCTCAATAGTGGTGGCCGGAATAATTTTCAGGCGAACACTAAAGGATCAGGTCGAGGGTTATCGGTTGGCACAAAAACTAGCGACCGACCAACTCGCATACCAACAGCGTCTGATCTCCCGATCCTTGTTCCAGAATCCAGACCTACTCCCCCCAGAAAACGCACCGGCTACGGTAATGCGGGACGTAAATACCCTAACCGAGGATCACATCCCAGCATCAGAGTGGGGCGGGATTCAACAGGTAGCGGCAAGGGAAGCGGAGGAATCAATGATCTTCGCGCAGCAATATCAAAAGTTTATGGATCAGGAGTCGAGCGATCAATCAACAATCGCAGTGAGGGAAAGGAAAGTGGCTCAAGAAATAGCGGACGGCCCACTAACATTTCCTCCAACGGACGACGAATTAGGCGCTCTGGGTCTAGCGTAGCAAACGGCAATATCGAGACGCACGCTGAAAGTGTTGTTGGCGATTTCGATTCTGCTGTTTTCACCTGTTACGTTAAAGATCTAAAGTTTAATGTCGGTGGCGATGGTATTTTGCAACTGGTCATCCCCTACGAGAACCGCCATGAAGCTGCGAAATTTATCGACACCTGTGGTGTAATGATTAACGTTTCAGCGTATAGGCACGACTATGAAGGTTAAAGACATTGCCATTCGTATGGCACAAAGAGGATCATCTGCGGCTGATATCGCCAGCGTTCTTGAAGTTCCCCTCGAAGACATAATTGCCCTCGGTGTCCAACGTGAGATTGGCCACTCGTCAATGGATGACATCTCATCCGCAATGGAAGGGATCGTCTGGTTGGTCTACGAGGAAGCTAAGTCTGTAATGACTAAAGGTTCCCCCGCCCAAAAAAACTTCCTAATGAGACTAGTCATCAGCTATCTTATGCGTACGATGGCAGTTCAAACTCCTCATGCTATGGAAGAGATACAATCGGAATTTCGTGAGCTAATGGAGTCACAGGGTACTAATCTCAATACGCCAGGGCAGACTCCTGAAGTCTGGACCGAGCCTGAGACTGATGACCCGCCTGAAGGCTATGAATCTCCCGAGGACGAGTAATCCCCCTTGCGACTAACCCCCTTGATAGAAAAACTAACCATCATTACCAAAGATCTAACTACCGAGCGGTTGGATCTGAGTTCGCCATTCGCATGGGCGCAGCGAGCGGTTGTACAAGCTGTCGAGAATCAAGTCAATGCAAATGTCCCTGTTCGAATCATCGTGTTAAAGGCTCGACAGTTGGGTATCTCAACTATCTGTCAGGGTATTGTCTTTAACTGGTGTTTTATGTACCCTGGCGCTAATGGTCTAATTATCGCTCACGAAAACGACGCCTCTCAGTCTTTGTATGAAAAGTCACAAATGTTCTGGGAGACATGGCCATTCCACGATCTCTACACAGCAAAGCATGCTACCCAGAAACGTATGACGTGGCTGGAGACTCGTAGCTCGCTCAGGATCGCCACAGCTAAGAACGTGCAGTCTGGTCGCTCTCGTACCCTCCAGGCCATCCACGCCTCAGAGTGCGCCATCTGGGAGGACCCTGAGACACTGATGGTCGGGTTGCGACAGTCGCTCCCTAACACGCCCGGTACGATGCTGCTGGTTGAGTCAACCGCTAACGGAGTCGGTAACTGGTTCCATAAAACTTGGCTAGACGCTGTTGCCGGCAACAACGACTATCTCCCGCTATTCTTTCCATGGTGGAAGCATCCTGAATATCGTTTGCCTATTACCACTCTTGAACACTTGGAGTTAGAAGAGGATGAACGCTTACTCATGCGAATGGGTGCACCTCCTGAAGCAATCGAATGGCGTAGATATGCTATCCCTAATCTTTGTCAAGACTCAGTTGACGAGTTTCAACAGGAGTATCCAGCAACTCCTCGTGAAGCTTTCCTCACAACAGGCCGTAATGTCTTCCCAATCAAAGCACTTGAAGAGTGTTTCAAGCCTAAAGCTGGTGCTCGCGGTTATCTCACTAAGCTCGAATCTGGTGAACTGCGCTTTGCCGAAGACCCCGGCGGCAATCTGACTATCTTTAAATGGCCAAGTCGTGATAAGTCCTGGGGTCAATACTTTGTTTCTGGTGACCCTTCACGTACAACGATGGGTGATAATGCTTGCTGCCAGGTAATCAATCGCTCTAACTTTGAACAGGTTGCTGTCTGGCATGGCAAGATAGATCCCATCGCCTTTGCTCGCATCATGGCTCAAATCGGATACTTCTATAATACAGCCGAGTTGTCTCCTGAGATTGAAGGTCCAGGTTATGCAACTATCGGCGCATTAGTCGAGATGGGATATCCTAAACTCTGGAATCACCGTTGGGCTGACAAGCACCAGGGTAAAGTCGCTGTATCTCTTGGTTGGTCAACTAACTATCAGCGTAAGCATTGGGCAATGGGTAAGACAGTCTCCATGCTCTCTGACCACTCCATCATCCTCCATGACCAAGAAACATTCGATCAGATGTGTAATTACGTCGTGCTCGATAATGGCGAGATGGGTAATAGTTCACGCTGGTCATACGATGATGCTGTAATGGCTTTTGCAATTGCTATTATCTGTTCGGTAACAGAAGGTCCAGTTCGAGATGTCTCCGATGCTCCTATGCCCCGATCGGATATCATGGGTGTACCACCTTGGGAGGCTTTCGACAGTGCCAATGTATGAGTATAAATGTAAGCTTTGCGGCTTAATATCAACTACGACCTCTCGGGATGATCCTGTCTGTGCCCACTGTCAGCATACAGATGTAAAGCGTATCTTCTCTTTTAATCCTCTCAAGTCCTTTCAGCCTCATTACAATGTCGCTCTCGGTCGATGGGTTAACTCTCGTAGCGACTTTAAGGATGGTTTGAAGATCGCCAGCGAAGAGTCTAGTATCCGTACTGGCATTGATACCAATTATGTTCCAGTTGACTGGCAAGATCAAGCAGCCTTCAAGCCAACTGATGACGGCATGGATGAATACAATCGTGTTCACCAGTCTCAACCAGTAATGCCAGAAGATGTCCCCTACATCTCTTAAATCAGCCAACACCTATAACGATGAGGACATCCAACTCTCGTCCGAACTCACATCCCTATACTCTCTTGCCCGCACCAAGAAACGGCGTATGTATGGTATGTGGCGTAAGAACTATCTTCTTATGTGTAACCGTGCGTGGTCGGACTTTCGTGCATCGTCTTGGATGCCGTCACCAACTGATAGCGAAATCTATCCGATCATTTCTGGCGTTGCTGGATGGATGACCGATCAAGAGGTAAGCGCAAGCATCAGCGCATCTGCAAATCCATCTAGTGCCTATGCTCAATATCTCGACAAGTTGGCATTGGACTTACAGAATGTCTACAATGCAAACTGGACGACATTAAACTTTGATCGTCAAGTCAACCTTGCTATCATTGATGCCTGTCTCTACGGCTCTGGCATATTCAAGTCTGTCTGGGATTCTGGTTACGATGAAGGAATGGGCCAAGCATTGCTCCAACGAGTTGATCCTTGGGCAATCTATCCCGACCCCAATGCAACTTCTCTTGATGATATGCAATTCATCATTGAGGTCAAGCGGTTGTCTTTCGATGAAATCGAACGCCGCTTCCCACTTGCCTATGATGCCGTAATTGCCAATTACTCGCATCTACAACTAGGCTCTGTAACAGACAATGATATCCGTCCACAGTTGGGTGACTCAGACACATTCCCCAAAGCTAATCTTGGTTGGACATCTGGCCCAGGTTCAAGTTCTCTTTCCGGCGCTATGGCTTATGGTTTACCTGGTCAGTCACGTAAAGCTATTACCCAGTCCGCAGGGATACTCGTCTATGAGACTTGGATGCGTCAAAACAAAGTCACTAAGATTGAAGACACTCCTCAGAAAGAACAACCCAATGATGAGCTGTTGTATCCTGACCATATCGTCACCGACTCTTGGAGAGTAGTTATCCATGCAGCCAACACAATCCTCTTCGATGAATACGCTGACGATCTCTGGACATCCGGTCGCCATCCTTATTCCAAGTTCGAGTTTGACGACATTGGTGAATTCTGGGGTATGCCGTTAGTCAGTCACCTTGCTCCTGCGCAGGTAGCTATTAACAGGTTGCTGTCGTCTATCCAACAAAACGCCGAACTCTGTGGTAACCCCATCTTCTTGGAGTCAGCTAGTGCGGGGATATCTCGCACAACTATAGTCAACAAGCCTGGTCAACGTCTAGTCATGGACGGTCAGAATGGTGGAGCAGCGACTCCCCCGACTTGGCTTAATCCTCCTCCTCTTTCCCAAGGTATCCAAGACCTAATCAAGTTTTGGATTGAGCGAATGGAGAACATCAGTGGCTTGGCACAAGTTTCTAAAGGGAAGCAACCCGCCGCTAGAACTCCGGCATCCACCACGTCCAGCGTACAGGAGTCAGGTTTCGTTCGTATTAGACGAGCACTTCGCAATCTCCAATATGCTCTCCGTGAAGCAGCCCAACTACAATGTGAACTCATCTGTGAAAACTATACAACCCCCCGTATCGTAAGTGTAGTCGGTGACAGCGGTGAACCTACATCTCTTGCACTTGCTTCACGACATTTCTATGATCCGACAAAGACTGGTGCTGAGCCATTCAAATACGCTCTCCAAATAGACTGTGGCGCTAACAACCCCACATCTCGCCAGTCTCGTATATCTGAAGCCGATACACTCTTTGCTATGGCCGCAATCGACCGTGAAGCTGTATTGGATGCTCACAATTATCCAGAGCGCGGTGCGATTAAGTCTCGTATGGATCAAGCTGAACAGGCTGCTGCTCAAGCTGGTAGTGCTCCTAAGCCTGGACCTGGTAAACGTGTCCGTGCTGGTCGGCAAACTTAACGTAAATGAATCGTGTATATCCACGTCTCCCAGAAAGGCGGTAAGCTGTAGCCATGCCTTCTATATTCGGTCCTGACGCTGAGGAACCGACTGACATTCCTTTTGGCATAATCGCTAATGGACATGGCCATATTGGCCTCGATAAACATGATGAGTGTTGCTCATGCGCTTGTTGCCGAAGAAACGTAACAGTCCGGGACAACTTCCCCGATCCCTACAACCGTTAAAGGAAAACCATATGTCAATCTTTTCTGATCTCGTGGATGCCGTAAAAGAGCATTCTAAAGTGGTCGAAGCTGTTATCGCTGAACTCTCTACTCCCGTTGTAGAGGATGATGTCAAAGTTCTCCTCGCTCAGGTCAAGAGTGACACCGAATCTCTTTCCGCTGCTATCAAAGCACATGAGTCAACAGCAACGTCAACCATATCTGCCACGGCACCAGTCGTGGACGAATCTACATCCATCAACGGTTAAGATCAGGATAATACGATATTCGTTCTGATCCTAACCACCCTAATAGAAGGGGGTGAACACATGGCACGTCGGAAGCACCGCGGGGGCAAGCGTAAGTAATTAGCGCTTTGGGGGAGCGGATGATGTGTCTGGTCAACCTTCATCCCCTCCCCCAAACCTCACTCTCGGAATACTAAAAGAAAGAGAACCACAATGGCAGAGAATTACGCAAGTAACTATGGTGGCACCAAAGGTAAAGCTACCATCATCCCGCAGGGACAGACTTCTAGCGTCTACGGCAATGACCCGAAAGTTCAAGCCAAAGTGCCTGGAGCTACTCCCCTAAAGCCGTAATGCCCGAAGCCCTGATTAAAGCGCGTGGTGGCGCTAAAAGATATCGCACCATCTCTCTACCGGGTGGCAAATATATCCATCTCGCTATCACCCGCAAGTCAGGGCCTCGTGGTGGTAAAACAGTCGCAGGACCAGTACGAACAAAAGGAAGGAAAACAAGCCGTGGCAATTAGCGCGAATCTAACTGACAAACAGGTCCAGAGCCATATGCTCAGTGCCGGTATTGTCACTCGTGCTGTTGTCAATCCTGATGGTTCTAATATAACCGGGACAACGGTATTGTCTACTGGTAGTACAGGTTTGACTCTGATGGATTTGCTTAGTCAATCCATCATTGAGTCCACTAGCGAGCTAGGCCAACCTGCTCTCAAGATCGGTCAACCATAATGACTATCTCTGCAAACCTCAATGATAAGATCGCTGGTTGTATCATTGAGTCCACTGCTGTTCCTGGCCAACCTGCTGTCGCTGTTGTTAATCCTGATGGCAGCTCTGTTGGCGGTGGAGGTGCCGTAAGCTCTGTTTTTTCTCGTACTGGTGCTGTCGTTGCTGCGAGCGGTGACTATACTGTCGGACAAGTAACTGGCGCCGCTCCATTGGCAGGTCTTACAGCAACGATCACCGGCACTACAGCAGGTGCACTATATACATCTTACAAAGTATCTAGTGGCACTTTTGTATTTACTCTACCAGTGCCAGTTTCAGGTGGTTGGACAACGGTAACCAACTGTGGTTCAGGTGTTGTTACCATTGCGCATAACTCTACTGAAGTCATCTTTGGTCTTGGACTCGGTAGCTCCGGCGCATCGTCCATCGCTCTTGGCGCTATAGGCGCAACTGTAACCCTGGAGTCTGACGGCACTAACTGGCAGATCACGGCAGGCCAGCAAGACACCGGTTGGATCAGCTTTACTCCTACAAGTCCGTACACGGCTTCCCCCAATACTTATTATCGCAAGATGGGAAACATAGTAAAGCTGAAGGGTGAACTGCAAGCAGGCAGTTCAGTCCCTAGTTCATTCTGGACACCGCCTGCGGGGTTTGTTCCTGGGGGATTCCCTGGGTTTCCGATTACTGATGCAGGTACTACTGTATCGTCTTTCTATAGCCCTCCGTGGAATATATACAACCCGTCTAGTGGCGCTGTATACTTCCTAGACGCTATCCAGTACACCGTCGATTAATCATGCTCACTCCCGAAGACATCGCTCTCATGCAATCCATAATCGACTCCTCGACATTCACTTTCTCCGGTAAGTCCATTGAGTCTGAAGTCGCCAATCTCATCCATCTCAAGTCTTCCATTGCTCATCTCAAGTCTTCCATTGTCTCGTGTGCTCCAGAGGATTCCAATGCCTAATACCGTTTCTACAATGGCTGAGGGTTTGCAAAAAGTTCTTGCTGATTTATCAGCTTGTCTTGTTGCGCCTGATGCTGACATGCAATTCATTCAAAACGTACAAAATCTAATCGTCACTCGGATGCGTGCGGGCATTGGCGGCACCCCTGGCATGGGTGGTCCTGGCGATCCTGGTCAGGGTCAACCGGGCCAACCTCCCCAGGGCGGCCCTGGTGGCCCACAGCCGGGTCAAATGCCTGGTGGCCCCGGTGGTGGCGGAATGCCTCCCGGTGCTCTCCCTGGCGCACTGGGCGGTCTAGGCGGCATGGGCGGTGGCGGGGTTCCTGGCGTCCGCTCGATGCCACAAATGCCCCCCGTCGACGAACTTCGTCGGCTACTACAAGGACAAGCTGGAGGTTAATGACCAATGACTATTGAACTCGACCCAACTAATCCAACTCCTGAATCTCAAATCGTTGAGCAACAGGAACCGTCTATCGACGAAATATTCGATCAGGCAATGGCTAAGATTCACAGTCTCGGCAATAATGCTGAGCCTGTAACTGAACCTGTGACTGAACCTGTAACTGAGCCAACTGACGAGACTACTGAACCTGTAGTTGAACCTGTAGTTGAACCTGTAACTGAACCTGTAGTTGAGCCTGTAACGCCAACTGAGTCAACCGAGCCAACCAATCAGCTCAACTCTGATCTTCGGCAACGTTATTACAACTTCGATCAGTTCCTTCGCAATAACCCTGGAGCTGCTGAAGGCATCAATGAGTATCTCCGCACTTATGGGGCGCGACCCAGACCTGCCCCCGAGCCGACTCCTGAGCCTCTTCCAGATT